CGCGGCCCGTGGCCAGCGCGGCAAAACCGCCGAACAGCGCGGACCGAAGGCCCTCGTCGTCCGCTGAAAAACGGTCGTGGGGCCAAGCCCTGCAGCGGGCCGGGCAGGAACAGCAATGGCGGCAACTGCTGGAGCACCTGCCGGAAAATGTCCGGCAGATATGGCATGCGCTGGGCGGACACGAGAAGGGAAGGATGGAAGACCTGTGGCGCATCCTTCAGACCTACGGCGGGCAAAGCATGCGCATACCCGCAACACTGCCCGCTGCAAGGCATCATCCCTTGCGCCGCCGTCTGGGTGCGCGCTGCACGGCCAAGCTGGTGGCGGCCTTCGGCGGCACACCACTGTACGTACCCAGTTGTGCGGGAGTGCTGACCAAGCTGCGCCAACGGGCAATTATCGAATACTTTACGCGAGAAACCACGCGCGGCGTCAGCAGCACGGCCACGGTGGCCAACCTGGCACGAAGGCACGGGCTGTCTGACCGCCAGATTTGGAAAATACTTAAAAAAACCGCATCCACTTCCGCGCAGGGGCATCTGCTGCACCATCTGCAAGGCCCGGACGCACACGCATAAAATACATATAACCAATTGTAATATCACATAAAAACAGCAAACAACACAGGTATGAAAAGTTATAAGCCCGCGAAAACGCGGGCTTTTTTATGCAAAAATGCCTCCGGCAGGGGGTCTGAAAGCTTCTGACCCGCGCCAGATAAGCAGATAGCGGTACTGAACCCGTTCAGTCTTACCGCAGCCGCACTTTTTGACATGGTGTACCCACGCCGCCGCAGTGGCGGACACACACAGACACGCAACACTTGCCGGAGCATGCCATGTCAATTTTTTTTCAGAAAGCCCACGAGTTTACGGCCCGCTGGGAAGGCGGCCTTACCGACCACCCCTCTGACCCGGGCGGCTTGACCAATCACGGTGTTTCCCTGCGCTGGGTGCAGGATCTGGCCCGACAGGCACGGGAGGACTGCCTGCGTCAGGCCCGCAGCTGCGATGGCTGCCATGAAATGCGGACCAGCAAATGCGGCTACTACAGCCTTGATATGGACATGGACGGCGATGTGGACGCCGATGACATCCGCGCCTGCACCAAAGCCCAGGCTGCTACCCTGTTCAAAAAGCACTTCTGGGACAAGCTTGCCTGCGGCGGCCTGCCGCTGCCGCTGGCCGCGGCGCTTTATGACGGCGCAGTGAACATGGGTCCCGCACGGGCCGTGCGCCAGATGCAGCGGGCCATGAACACCGTGGGAGAGTCCGAACTGGATCGCTACGCTCCCATTGCCGAGGACGGCATCATGGGCCCGCGTACAGCCCAGCTGGCCGAAGCGCTGGAACAGAGCGGTCAGCAGTGGTTCGCGGCGCGCCTGATGCTGCGCCTGCGGGACGCCTTTTACCGCGACCTCGCGGCCAGACGCCCTTCCATGCAGGTTTTTCTGAATGGCTGGCGCAACAGGGTCAAGGCCCTTGGTCAATACCTGTCCGAACTTGAAAGGGAGGAAAACTGATGTGGAGCCTGATCGGCAAACTGCTGGGCGGCGTTGGCGGCATGGTTGGCCGGATCATACCCGACCGCAACAGGCAGAATGACGCCCAGAGCCGTATTAATGAAGCCGAGGTTTCCGGCGCTCCGGCCAGCCGCATGCGCCTGTGGCGATCATTTCTGGGCTGGGTGCTTGCCCTGCTTTTCTGCTGGGAGGTTGTGGGCCGCATGGTTATTGTGCCGCTTTTTTTCGCCCGGTGGGGCGAGCATCTGCCGCCTTCTGCCCTTGACCAGATCATGGCGCTGCTTCTGGGCATGCTGGGCCTCGGTTTCTGAGCACGCCTGACGGGCCGGGCCTGCCGCACAAACCGGCAGGCGGGCGGGTAACGCCGGCAGGCAGATTTTCCCGACCCGGCAGGCACAGACAAGCGGAACAGAGCTGCGCGTCAAGCACAGCGCACAAGGAGAACATCATGGCAGCAGACATTTTTTCCTCTTCCGGTGCATCCATACTGGTGCTCATAGTCCAGGGGCTGTTTGCCTGGGCGCTCTGGAGCCTGCGGCGCGCCTTTGTGCGACAGGACGACTACCTGCTGCACATGCAGCGCGACGTGCGGCGCGAAGCCGCCACTGCCCGTCGCATCTGCGCCCTGGAAGAAAACCTGCGGCTCATGCCCGGCAACGGCGATCTGGCCGGGCTGCATGCCGAACTTTCCACCCTGCGTGGTGAAATACAGGCGCTCAGCGCCCGCATATCCGGCCTGGATCGCCTGCTTGAACGGCTGGAGCACGGCCTTGAACGGCAGGAAGACCGCCTGCACCTGATACCCCCTGTGGGGCATGGCGCTCTTTTACGCAGAAACAGCGCTGCCGTTGGCGGAGAAAGCCGCTGATGGCCGCCGCCCAGACACGCGCGGCCAAGGCCAGAAAAAGCCGCCCCCTGCTGGACAGTCTGGAACAGCGTCTGGATCTGCTCACACGCACCCTCAACGAAGCTGAAATTTCTGAAAAAAGCATCGACATCGTTAAAGAAATAAAAGAACTGCACGCAATTTTGCGTTCGCTGCGCGAAGCGGAATCACCGGAAAGTCCACAGCAGCTCATGGTGGTATGGGGCGGCCCGCATATGCCCGGCGGCCCATACGGCTCCTCCAGTGGATCCGGCGGGCCCGGCGGCTCCGGCCCGTTGGCGAAATGCGCCACGCGCCCTGCCCCCAACTCCTCTGGGCGCTCCACCCCCGGCGCAAAAAAGGGAACAGGAACAAAACAGACGCGCCCCGCAGCTTCCGGGACCGGCCCGGCAGCAGGATAAAACCACCGTATTCCTAAACAGGACCCGTCGCGGACAACGGAAGCAGGCGCAGGCTCATAGCCTGAAAATACGCGCCGGGCATGAACCGCGGTCATAAACGAAAAGCGCAAGGAAGCCATGCTCCACGTCATTCCCTACACCCCCCGGCCTTTGCAATGGCGCTTTCATGAAGAGCGCACACGCTTTTGCGTGCTGCTCTGCCACAGGCGCTTCGGCAAGACCGTGGCTGCGGTTAATGACCTCATCCGCCAGGCCCTTGTTTCGGGCCGGGAAGACTGGCGGGCGGCGTATGCCGCCCCCTTTCTGGGGCAGGCCAAGGCCGTGGCGTGGGACTATTGCAAGCGTTTTGCCGGTGCTGTGCCGGGCACGCGCTTTCTGGAAAGCGAGCTGGCGTGCGTTTTGCCCACCGGCGCGCGCATACGCCTGCTGGGAACGGAAAATGCCCAGGCCCTGCGCGGTCTGTATCTGGATGATCTTGTTCTGGACGAACCGGCCGACATGCCGCGTCAGGTCTGGACACAGATCTTCCGGCCCATGCTGGCAGACCGTCAGGGCCGGGCGCTCTTCTGCGGTACGCCCCAGGGCACGGACAACCTGCTTTACGACGCGTGGGAACAGGCCGGAGCAGATACCGGCGGCCTGTGGTCGCGCTTTCGCTTTCCTGCCTCACAGACGGGCTACCTGCCCGCGCAGGAACTGGCGGCGGCACGGCGGGCCATGGATGAAGCCGAGTATCTGCAGGAATTTGAGTGCTCTTTTGCCGCTGCCGTACGCGGTTCCTACTATGCGCCCCTGCTGGACGCCGCCGACCGCGAAGGACGCGTATGCCCGGTTCCTCATGCGCCGGAACTGCCCGTTCACACCGCCTGGGATTTGGGCATGGATGATGCGACGGCCATCTGGTTTTTTCAGGTGGAGCCGTCAGGCCAGTGGCGCTTTGTGGATTACTACGAGGCATCGGGCGAAGGGCTGGCCCACTATGCCCATGTGCTGGCCCGCAAGGCGCGCCCCGCAGGGCAGGTGGCTCTGGAGGACGTTTCCGGCGGCAATGCCGGGCGGGACGAGCGGGCTGCATGGGCCGGACATGCCGAACAGAACGGGCTGGATGCCTGCACGGACCTCAACGCCACAGGACGCGGCTTTTCCTATGGGCTGCATATTGCCCCGCACGATATCCGCGTGCGCGAACTGGGTACAGGGCAAAGCCGGTGGGAAAGCGCGGCCCGGCTCGGCATACGCTTTACCCTCGCCCCGGCCCTGAGTCTGGCCGACGGCATTGACGCCGTGCGCCGCCATCTGCCCCGCTGCTGGTTTGACGCCCGCTTCTGCGCATCCGGCATCAAGGCTCTGCGTTCCTACAGGCGGCAATGGCGCGCAGGGCAGCAGTCAGCAGGCTCCGGCCCGCTGCATGACTGGGCCAGCCATGCAGCCGACGCCCTGCGGTATGCAGCCACAGGCTTTCGTCCGCCGCAAGACCCTGCCGCCGGAAAACGCAGGGCCAAAACACACTACAACGTCTTTGGAGGCACTGATGCGTTTTCGTTATGAGCCGTTGACCGGCCCATCCATCCGGGCCTTGCAGGACGCCATTTTCAAACGGATGCAGGCCGAGGGGCTGCTGGGCTGCGCCATGAGCGCCCTGCCCGCGCCCACGCCCGAAGACTGGCGGCGCATCACCAGTCCACGCCGGGGTCTGCTGCTCTGCTGCCATGCACCACGGCAGGCAGAAAGGCAAAAAACCTCTGCGCCAGGGGCATGCAGCGATTTTGCGGACGAAAATGCCCCCATCCCGTTCATGGTCTGGCCGTCAGCGCCGTCAGGACAGTCGGTCCTGCCCGCGCCGTGGGGCAAATCAGGGCAGCCTGCACGGTCGGGCCAGCCGGAACAATCGGGCCAGCCGACCGGGGCCGAACCGGCGAGCCGGTCATTGGCTGCCGCCACGCCTGAGCCCCCGCAGCATGAAGACATGCTGGGCTGCGCCCTGTTCACGCCCCGGCGTGGCAAAATATGGGAATTTGATTTTACGACCTTTCGCGCGGGCGCGCCCTTTGCCGTTCCGCTGGCGCACGGCTGCCTGAGCTGGGCCTTTGCCCATCTTGACTGCGCCGCCGTCATGGGCCTGTGCCCCGCACCCAACCGCCACGCATGGCGTCTGGCCGAAGCCTGCGGGTTCCAGATTCTGGGGCGTCTGCCGCAAGCATGTCGGCACGCCCGCAAAAAGCGTCATGTGGACGGCATACTGGTGCTCTGCACGCCGTCCACCCTTGCCAACAGCATAGCCAAGGAGGCTGTCATGGGTTTTGGAGGAGGTTACAGCGCCCCCAGTGTTCCCGAAATTATCCCCGCGCCCAAGCAGGAGGTGCAGAAGCCCGTTACCGAAGCCGCCACCGCCGCGCGGCAGGCCCAGAAGGACAAGGCCGCCAAAGCGGCGGGCATTGGCGGTTCAGTGCACACAAGTCCGCTCAGCCGTGCGGAAGACGCGCGCAAGACATTGCTGGGGCAATAGCCATGACAACAGCACTCAGCGATACCCAAAAACAGACCGCGCGATCTCCGGCCGACAGCGCAGACGATGCGGGCAACGGCATGCGGGCCGACATCCCTGCTCTGGCCCGCCGCTATCAGGACCTTTTGCGCCGTCGAACGCCCTGGGACACGGCATGGCAGAGCCTTGCCGACCATTTTCTGCCCACCCGCTGTCGTCTGCGGCCACAGGGAAGCGGCGCAGAGGAAGGCCCCATGCTCAACAGCGGCCTTGTAGACGCCACGGGCATTCTTGCCATGCGCACCCTGGCGGCCGGTCTTCAGGGCGGGCTCACCAGTCCGGCCAGACCCTGGTTTCGCCTTGGGCTGGATGATGCCGATCTGGCCCGCAGCCGCCCCGGGCAGGCGTGGCTGGACGAAGTTGCGGCGCGCATGCGCTCTGTCTTTCACCGCTGCAACTTCTACAACGCCATGCATACGCTCTATGCGGAACTGGCAACCTTCGGCACGGCCTTTGTCTTTGAACTGGCCGACCCTCGCGACGGCTTCCGCTTCATGCCGCTCTGCGCCGGGGAATATGTACTGGACTGCGATGCCGCGCGGAGGGTGGACACGGTTTTTCGCCGCTCAAGCATGAGCCTGCGCCAGATTGTGCAGACCTTCGGCCTGTCCGCCCTGCCCGAATCACTGCGCGAGGCGGCCCGCCGCAATGCGGACGAAAGACGCAGTGTCATTCAGGCTGTGTACCCGCGCGAGGATCGCATACACGGTCTGCTCACGGCCAGCCACATGCCGGTGGCCTCTGTTTACTGGCTTGAAGGACGGGATGGCGGCGAACACGCCCTGCGCGAGTCCGGCTTCAGGCATTTTCCGGGATTCGGGCCGCGCTGGGACGTGGCCGGCAATGATGTGTACGGGCGTTCACCCGCCATGGACGCCCTGCCGGACTGCCGCATGCTGCAACAGATGGGCATCACCACGCTCAAGGCCATCCACAAGGCCGTGGACCCGCCCATGAGCGTCTCCGCGGGCCTGCGCTCCGTGGGGCTGGATCTCACCCCCGGCGGCATCAACTATGTGGACAGCGCACCGGGGCAAAGTCCGCAGGCGGCCACGCCGCTGCTTCAGGTCAATCCGGACCTTTCCACGGCGCGGCGGGCCATGGAATCCGTGCAGAACCAGATCCGTTCCGGACTCTACAATGATCTTTTCAAGCTCATTCTTGAAGGCCGCAGCGGCGTCACGGCCAGCGAAATCGCCGCACGGGAAGAGGAAAAGCTGGTGCTCATCGGCCCTGTGCTCGAACGGTTGCACGATGAGCTTTTTATTCCGCTCATGGACCGCACTTTCGAATGCATGCGCGAACTGGACATGCTGCCGCCGTGCCCGCCGGAACTGTCCGGCCGCCGCCTCAAGGTGGAATTCGTCTCATTGCTGGCCCAGGCGCAGAAACTGGTGGGCGTCAGTGCGGCGGACCAATACCTCGCCCTGACCCTGCGGGCCTCCGCCGCATGGCCCGAAGCTCTGGACACCCTCAACGTGGATCATCTGCTTGACAATTATGCCGACAGCCTCGGCCTGCCCGTCAGCATCACACGCCCCCCTGAAGAACGGGAGCAGATGCGGGCCGCCAGAGCCGAGGCCGCACGCGGGGCAGCCCTGACCGACAGCCTGAAACAGGGAGTGGATCTGGTGCAGCAACTGGCGAAAAGCCCTCTTTCCGGGCCAGACGGCCGCCAGATCAACGTGCTGGACGGCATTGCGGGTCTCATTGCCCGCATGACCGAAAAAACAGACGGGGCGGAACTGCCGCGCGAAACACGCGCTGACGGCAACCTTCAGCTGAACGCCCCTGCCCCCCGGAATCCCGAAGCGCACACGCAGGAGACAGACTGATGGACATTTTTGCGCCGTATGAACAGGCGCAGGCACAGGAAAACACGGCCCGGCAGCACGCCAGGGAGACACAGGCGCACCTGCATGCCGCAATCAACGGGCTTATGGCCCAAAAACAGGGGAGGTTTTTCCTGCGCTGGCTCATGCACAGCTGCCAGTGCTTCAGCGCCCAGAATCTGGCTGCGCAGAACAGTGCCCAGTCCGCCGCGCATGACGCTGCACACCTCGGCTTTGCCGAGGGCCGCCGCTATGTGGGCATGAGCGTGCTGCGCCTTGTGCAGCACGCCGACCCGCAAAATCTACCGCAACTTTTTCAGATCAGGGAGGACGAAGATGCATTCTGAGTTTTTTAATGCGCCTGCTGTGCCTGCTGCACCTGCCGGGCTTGACGCACACGGCGTACCGGCCGCACCCGGCGTACCCGGCGCAGCCGCCGGGCCGGGAACCCCTGCCTCCGGCATGACCGCAGCGCCGTCCTATCTGGGAGCCGCCAGCGGCCACGGCAGCCATGCAGGCA